AAAGTAGAAAATGAACATCAAAAAATAATCTATATTTATTATATTTTTTAATAGATAAAGTGTAGGTTTTTGCCTTCATTTTGTTTTTTGCCTTCACTCTTAGAAACATTCCCCCTGATGGCTTTGTGTAGAGGTGAAGGGTATAACTCTCTATAGTATAGTATAGAGAGGGAGGATGGAGTAGAGGAGTATATACTCTATAGTATATTCCCCTATAGTTAGGGATATGTTTTGAACCACCATCACCATCATTTTTAGCGAGCAATGATAACCACCGCAACAATCGCAACCTGATGTTGGCACATTCACGCATTTTAAAGCATACACATTTTTATAAATTAGAAAGGAAATCTAATTTTTCATCTCTATTTGGTTCTTCTTTTTCAATTGGTTCAATTGGTCTTCCCCAAAAATCTAATTCATTTTCATTCATATCTTTTATATTTAATTAACAAAGATAACCAACTTTTGTAAATAAAAAAAATTCCTCAAAAATTAATTTGAGGAATAAATAAAAAAAATATAATCGACTTACTTTCTACGCATCCAATCATTTACTAAATAATTTATGAACTCTGCCATAGACATATTGCAATTAGAAGATTCCCTCTTTATAATTAATTTGTCAAATTCTCTTATATATACGGTGCAGAAGCGTTTTGGTTCCTTATTTTTCATATTTTTCACTTGAATTTATTTATATATATAATAAATCAAAAGTCAAAAATTATGGAAAATGAAAATCTTGAAACTTTAATGGAAATTATCAACATTCATTTGAAAGATATGTCGGCAGTGGAACTCCGATATATTTACAAATTGATAAGAGATATAAAAAAAGAAAGAAAGTAAAAATATATGAATTTAATATTATTGATTCTATCATCCTTCGCTTTAACAACAATCGTAACTCAGGAAACGATATTTAAATGGCTCCGAAAATTATTACCATTCAAACCATTTACTTGTTCAAATTGTTTTTCTTTTTGGGCTGGCTTCGCATTATCATTCATCCTACCACCATTAATCACCCCGTGGTTCCTAAACGCTTTAATTTGTGGATTAGTCTCTTACACTACCGTGAGATTTGGATTGATCCTATGCAACAAAAATGAGTTTAGAGTAGATGACTAGAGAAGATATAGAAAATTATATATCAGGTCATTATGATGAATTATTAAATTTATCAAAATATATTACAAGAGGTCATGCATCAGATGATTTATTAAATGATATTATTTTGGATCTTCTAACAAGGAAAGAATACTCTCAACATCTAAATAATTGTTATAACCTTTATAACTATTTTTACGCTGCTTTAAGACGACAATTTTATTCAAACAACTCATTGTATCAAAAAAATTATAGAAGTCACCAGAACGAGATTTATAATGAAATAGAATGTCAATTTGAATCAAATCGTTCAGATGAATTTATAACGTGGTTTTTAGAGCAAGAATTTTTCTTAGATGAACTTGATGCAGAAATAAAAAATAATGTCAAGGAAAGCACCGCAATAAATAATCAGCGATTAAAGTCAATGACATATAAGACTATCTTTTTAGAATACTTTTTTCCAATTGATTCAAAACCTTCATTAAGATTAACAGCAGATAAATATGGAATTAGTTATTCATCGGTATTGCGAATGATTAAAACTTTGATTAAACAGATAAAATCAAAATCTGATTTTTTGATATACTAATTTATATATATAAAAATAAAATAAAAGAATTATGGATTACAAATGTGAATATTGTGGAAAGGTATGCAAGAGCCAGAGAGGCTTGGAAATACATCAAGAATTTTGTAAATTAAATCCTAATAAGATTACAAATGTAAAGGAAGAAATTACAATTGTAAAGGAAGAAATTACAAATGTAAAGGAAGAAATTACAAATGTAACTTTAGATGATAGAATAAGAACTTTCTTCAATGGTTTAGGTGGTAGAACAACAGCGTGTAGATATGATATAGAATTGATGTTTCAAATGTATCGTGAATTATATCCCCAATCAAAAGTTGGAATGGTATGGGATTGCACAGGTTGTGTGAGTCATGTATTTAATCGTTTAAAAGAAAGATATCAAAAAATAAAATAAGATTTATGGCAAGACCAAAGAAAACACCAGAACAAATTAAGAAAGAAGAAACTGAATTTCTTGCTGCATTAAAAGCTAAAAGAGGAGTTATAAAAGATGCTTGTAATGAAATTGGTATATCAGAATCAACAATTTTTAAAAGATGGTATGTTAGAAATCCAGACTTTAAAATTAAAGTTCAAGAAGTTATAGATTCATTTACTCATATTCATAAGTATAATAAATTAAATATCTGCACCATATGTGGATTTCAATCTAAGCAAACAAAAACTCCAAATGGAAAGCCAGTAAAACATAAACCAGTTTCATATAAGAAACCAGTTGTAGATTTAGAAAATTTAGATATGAAAGAAATAGATTTGAAAGAAATAGGTCAAGATCAGAAATTGGAAATATTCTTGAAATTATTTCAAGACAATCACTGCAGCATCACCAAAACTTGTAATGAAATGGGAATATTTAGATCATCATATTATCATTGGATGGATACTAGAATTGATTTTAAAAATAAAATAAATTTGATATTAAATAATAATCTTGATTTTGTCCAAGACCAATTATTTGATTTAATTTCAAGAGGTGATAGACAAGCTATAATGTTCTATTTGAAAACTAAAGGTGCAAAATCAGGTTATTCAGAAAAAACAGAAATAAAGATAAGTGGTGAATTAAAACAAGATTTGATTATAAAACCTTATTTGCCAAATGAAAATAAATTAGATGGAAATATTAGTAACTAAATTATATTATGATGTTTTAAATTGTGATACTAGATATATCTTATTAAGAGGATCAACCAGATGCTTAGAACCAACTACTGAAATTAGGATGGCAAATGGATCACTGAAACAAATTAAAGATATAAAAATTGGGGATAAGGTTTCTACATTAATTGGATCAGATGAAGTAGTAGATACTCATTCTGGTAGATGTGATATGTATGAAATTTCACAAGGTAAAGGACAACCATATATTGTGACAGAGGATCATTTATTAAGTGTAAAACAAACTCGTAAGAATAGACACAAGGAAAATTATAAAATCATTTATGATAATAATTATGATAAGGAATTAATTTATGATTTTACAGCAAAAGAATTTTCAGAGTTTAGTGAAAATAAAAGAAAGAAATATTCAGGATTCAAAGATACATTTTTACAACTGAAAAAGAAAAACAATAAGATAGATCCTTATTATTTGGGATTGTGGATAGGTGATGGAACATCAAGAAAACCATATCAAATAACAACTGCTGATGAAGAAATAGTAGAGTACCTTAATCAAATTTGTCCTGATGAATGTAAAATTGAATTTGACAACAGATACACATATAGCATGAGACATAAACTTTTTAATAGACAATCACAATTATCTAAATCTTTCTATGATGAGAATTTAGTAAATAATAAACATATACCTAAACAATACATTTATACCTGTTACCAAGACAGATTAAAATTATTGGCTGGTTTGGTTGATAGCGATGGTTATAATACAGGTAGAAATACATTAAGTATTACTCAAAAGAGAAAGAATATAATTGTTGAAATAGAAGAAATTTTAAAGATTAGTGGTTTCTATACTAATGGTATTGTAGAAAGTTATTCAACGATGAAACGAAAAGATGGTAGTATTTACAAATGTAAAGTATACTCAATTGAGTTTAATCATAAAGATTTCCAAGATTTGAATAGATATATTAAAATTGATAAAAAAAGAGTATATAAGAACTTGGATAGCAGATCCGATAATTATATGTTTACAACAAATATAAAATCAAAACATATAGGTATAGGAGATTATTGTGGATTTACTTTAAAAACTTGTCCTTATTTTAGACTTAAGGATGGTACTATAACACATAATTCTTCCAAGACCGTATCTATCATACAATATCTTTTAACTGAAATGATGCAAACAAATAATTTAAAAATAGTTGTTGGTGTTGAAACATTAGCATCTTCTAAAAGTGGTTTAATTTTAGATATTGAAAAATGGATTCATAAATTTGGATTAGTTGATGATATAAATGTTAATCAATCAACCCACACTTATAAATTAACAACCACTAATTCTAAATTAATAATTATTCCAGCAGATAAACCTTCTAAATGGTTTGGTCTTGAAGCAGATATATTTTGGTTCAATGAATCAACTCATATTCAAAAAGAAATTTTTGAACAAGCACAAATGCGTTTGCCAGATAGAAAAGATTACAGATGTAAATTTATTCTTGATTTCAATCCAACAAATCCATTCTCTTGGGTTAGAGAATTAGAAAATTCAAATCCACCTGGCGGTCTAACAACATTTGTTTCAACATATAAAGATAATCCATTCTTAGGTAAGGATCAGGTAGCATTGATTGAAAGTTGGAAAGACACTAATTATAATAAGTGGTTAGTATATGGTCAAGGTGATTATGGCGAAGTTGAAGGATCTATATTTAAGAATTGGAAAGTAGTAGATTCATTTCCAGATGTTTCATATACTTTAGGATTAGACTGGGGTTTCACAAATGACCCAACAGCAATTATTAAAGTTGGAATTTACAATTCTGAATTATATGTTCAACAGGTGATGTATGAACGAGGACAAACCAATTCAGATATAATTCATTTTTTAAGAGATAATAATTTAGCTGATTGTGAAATCATTGCAGATAGTGCCGAACCCAAATCTATTGAAGAATTTAAACGAGGCAAAATAAGAAAAATATTTCCTTGTAAAAAGGGACCTGATTCTATCTTAAATGGTATTGATATAATGATGAGATATAAAATTAATATTGTGAAACCATCTCAAGCTTTGATAGATGAATTTACAAATTATATCTGGAAGAAAGATAAGATTAAAGGAGAATTTACAAATGTTCCATCTGATGGTTGGAACCACGGAATCGATTCGATCAGATATGTGTGTTTAAATAAATTTGGAACTAAATCAAATGGACCAGGAATTATATTTAGACGAGTATAAAATCAAAAATTAGATTTTTGATATAATAAAAAAAAATAAAAATGTATGATTAAATTAACAATTGAAGGAAAGAAATATGAAATGGCTTCAGGTTGGGATGAAATATATTTAACCCAATTT